GTCGGCGCATTCTGCTATGAATGATCTTTTGCCATCGTCTTGCCAAATGATATTTGTCCGAATCTCCCTTTGTGATAGTTCTAACCTTGAAGGCCTCTAGAAGAGGAACCACTTGGGCAGAGACAGAATCTCCGACCAGTGACTGGGTGTAAGAGAGCTCGTAAGCTTCTCGAACAAGGTCAGGGTCGTGCGCGACGCGGACTTCAGTCTTCCAATCGCGACCCGGATAGGAGGCATACCCGAAAAGGTAACCTTCTTCCGGCTCGGGGAGATTGTAATTCTCACCGTAATCGGCAAGGATTTGACCGAAGGCCCCACCTTTATGGCGAGGGCCCGCGAAAGCAGCTCCCAGTGAAGGGATACGATGTGGGAGTGGACGTTCATACTCATAGAAAGACTCAGTCGTAGAGTTGGTCTCCTTTTTGATCACACGATGTTTAATCTTACCAAAGATCTGATCAGCACAGAAGGTTATTGCCTCCTGCATCTTATCATAAATCTCGTCAGAAAGTGGATCTGAATGCGGTTCGGTGAGAATTGTTTTATGCTTTGCCAAGGCCTCGTCAACGAATGACTGGTCGACGGGCAGCGAAGCGTTTTTCACCATATAAAAGTCCTTGCAAAAAGCATAGAACCAGGTTACACCTTCCTTGATAGGACAGGACTTAATAAGCCTATCCACAAGGGAGCCGAACTTGAAGAGACTGTCAGTAGGCAGTCCCAACTTTTCGACAAAGGATGGAATAGGAGGTAGCTCCTCTTGTCCAAGACCCATCGCCCAAAAGCGAGCAGTCACGAATTTAAGGTACTTCTCCATGTAACCATGAACCGCAAGCGCCCAGAGCTGTCCGAGGACAGTTGAGCGCGGCTCTGTCTCAACCCCGAGGAAAAGATGTTCCCCGTATACAGAGCGTGTAGGACCAAACTCGCCAGCACAGAGGGAGGATGCCCAAGTGACCGTTAAGTCATTATAGGCGATTACCATGTGATGGGCCTTACGAAAGGTGGCGAGTAGAGAGAGTTGGTCGGGAAGAGGTCCGAGGGCCTCACAGGACAGGGCAGATAGATAGCCCTTAAGGATGTGATCGGGAGACCAGTTTAGGTTCTCCGTGACGGAACTTGTTGGCATTAAGCCAAGAAGTCCGTGGATCATATCCAATGTCACTGCGGCAGCTTTTGGAGTAGAGTTGCTGCAGTCTCGATCATGAGTGCTTTGAGAGCATTCACGATTTTTAGAGGATTGACAGTCCATCGTAGCGTGTCTTTGAAAGCTGAAAGGCTTGAAAAGTGCGTGCGTGACTGGAAATTCT